TCAGAAGTCGAATTTGAGCTGCCCCGGATGACTCCGGTAGTGGGCACAAACATCCTCCCACTTACCGAAACGGCGCCGCTTGTACTGGTGGACATACACCGTGCGGAGGCGATTTCCAGACCGCCGACGAGAAGTAGTCATGATCACTTCTCCTTCTTGCGGCGGATGCGCAGGCGCCAGGCTTTCAAACCATAGGCATGCGCGTCCAAGAGGCGCTTACCGCACCGCCGGTAGCGGCAGTACACGTACTCAAACTCATCAGTAGGTTCTTTCATGTTGGGGGGTTCCTATAAAAGGAAGCCCCTCAAGACCAAGGTGAGTTTTTACCTACCAACCCCTTGACCACTGAGGCCATCCAGGCCTACAAGAGATTGTGTGCGTTTATGCATATGCGTATAGTAAGTCCCCACCTCCAGTCCTGAAGGGCTTGAGCGTAGGCGTTTTGACAGGCTTAGTTTTCCAGACCTGACTGTCTCTGCGCCGGATGATGCCCTTGCTACCTAAAGGTAGCGAGGGCGTTCTTTTTACTGGATAGAAATCCAGCAATTTAAATGCTATCGAGACTCGTAAGAGCCGGTCAAGCATTTCCTCACATCGCACGAGCCTTTTACCTACAGGCTCGGTCCGAATCCCTTCGGGAAGCGCCATTAAATTGCCATGTCGCATCGACGTGGACACAAGATATGCCCCCATTTACTCCATTGCAAGGCGAGGAGTACTGAACAAGCTGTGGATAACTTGTGCGCAGAAATTTTGAGGCCATAAGGCTCAAGGCCTTGAAGCACTAGGCTTCCAGATAAGCCATTTTTTTTCGCCTTCTCCTGAGCATTTTTTGACCAACAAAAATGTGGCACTACATGTTGTGTTGAGCGGAATCGCTTGTAAGTGGTCCGAATCGAAGAGCGTCTCGCAGATGCTCAGGCGCCAGATGCGCATACCGCATCGTCATGGCGACGGTGGAATGCCCCAGGATTTTCTGAAGGGTGAAGAGGTTGCCGCCGTTCTGGATGAAGTGGCTGGCGAAGGTGTGGCGCAGGACGTGGGCAGCCTGCCCTTTCGGGAGCTTGATGGTGGTTCGCTTCAAGGCCCGGCGGAAGGATGTGATACACGACGTGAACTGCCCGTGTGTGCGCCAGTGCTTCCTGAGTCGATCCGCAAGCTCCCTGGATATCGGGACAGAACGGACCTTCCCTGACTTGGTGCCGGCATAGGTGACAACATTCCCCTTCAGGCGGTTTGGGGGGAGCTTTTCGGCCTCCGACCATCGGGCCCCCGTGGCGAGGCAAAGCAGCGTCACCAGCTCGGTATGCGGGTTCTCACAGCCGGTACTGATCGAATCGAGCAGTTCGCCTATCTGGTCCTGGGTGAGCCAGGACAGTTCACGCTCTTGCAGCTTGAGCGGCTTCACGCTTGCGAGTGGGTTGTCATAGTCGAGCTGGCCCAGGTCACGCAGTTCGTTAAACACGGCGCGGATGTAGCCGAGTTCGTTGTTCATCGTCTTCGGTGACACACCCGCATCGAGACGTTTACGCCGCATGGCGGAGTAGTCTGAAGCGTCAAGGAGCCTTGCAATCGGGTTACGCAGACGAACAGCCACCTGCTCCAGCTTGGAGAGACGACGCTTTCCGTCACGGAGTGAGTGCCCGTGCAGGTTGTACCAGAGGCTGATCAACTCAGAGAGGCGGCGACGGTCCTTCGGTTTGGGTGTCCATGAAGGGGCCTCGATAACCCTGGCACGGCAAGTGGCTTCGAAGCGCTGAGCCTCCCCCTTGGTCTTGAAGGTCTTGCGAAAACGCTTGCCCTTGATGGGTTCGGTGTCGACTCGCCAACGACCGTCAGGCAGTTGCGTGACAGCCATTACACGGCCCTCCCCCACCTGACATGGCGTTCCTCAAGTAGTTGCTTGATGTGCTTGTAGACGTCGTGTGCGGTCATCTCCTTGGCGGCGTAGTGGTCGCGGATCACAGGCCAGCATTCCCAGGTCTGGAGCCGTTCAAAGGCGGTCTTTGCGCCCACTCGCTCCCGTGCAAGCAGGCTGACGAAGTTTCCCAGGAACAGCTCGACGTTCTTGCCCGAGAAGCCCCGTGCGGTCTTGTGGTAGCGCCTGTATTCGGTTTCATCGATGAGCGAATCGACGGGGACGTCGACCTGTACGTCGTTGCGGATGAGCGTCCAGATGGGTTCGTAGTAGCCGGGACGGGCCAGCAGGCGGAACTGACCCAGGCCATAGCGCCACAGGCCGTCGAGGTGATGGGTGAAGGCTTCGTAGGTCTTGGTGTCGATGGGCTGGCCGCTCTTGGCGTCGATGGAGCCGGAGGCGAATTGCTGGACGATGGAGTGGTGGTAGCGCAGTTCGATCCGCCAGACGTCGGCCTCGGGGTTGTAGTTGTGGGGGTCGTCGTCACAGAACGAGTCTCGACGCTTCCAGACGCTTTCCCAGTAGTCGAGCTTGTCCGTGACGCGGGCCTGCTCGGTCTTGTTGTAGAGGCAGAGCTGAATGCCGCTGGCCGAGCCGAACATGAAGGTTTCGCCGCGTCCGTAGACGCTGGACTTGGTGTCCCATTGGATTTCGTTGATGCCCGAGATGTCGCGGTGTGTCCGGGCCCGGCAGTGCATGCGGGCAACCAGGTCGGCGGGCGGGGTCCAGTTCTGCAGGTCCAGGGCGAGGTGAACGGCGCACTGGTTGACCTCAACATGGGTGAGCAGGTGTTCGGCGTAGCGGTCCATGCGGGCCTGTAGCCGGTGGGGGCTGAGGGCGTCGATGGCGTGGGGGGAGACTTCGATTTTGACGTGGGGGCCGATGCTGTCGACCTTGGCGTTGAAGTTCTTCACCAGCAGGACGAAGCCCAGGTCGGCGTTCTGTAGCTTGTACTGGTAGCCGGAGTCTTTGCTGACACGTCCGGCATGCCACCGCTCTCCAGCGAACTCGACGATGGTCCCCGGGTTGTCGAAGAGTTCGATGACGCCGGGTCGTATCAGTCCCCGGTAGAGCTGACGCACCGTATCCACGCCACACCGCAGGAGGGTGACGCGACCCAGGTCGGTCATTTTCAGGGTGTGGGGGTCAATGAACATCCGGCCCTTCGGGTCTTCATTGCAAAGGGCGTCGACTCTCAAGAGGTCTTTGGCTGCCATGTTCGAATCTCCAACATTGGCCAGTATTGGCCGTTTCAAAATGGGTTTGTCTGACGTGTTACAGGGGCGTCAGCGGCGCGCGTGCGGCCTGTCGTGCGCTCGTGCCTTGCGCTCCCTCCAGGCCGCACGCGCGCTCAGCACTGCCCCTAGGGCGCGCTGTAGCCGAGGGTTGAGGGCCATACCCTGGCGGGGACCTCTGCAAGGCCCTGGGATATGGGGGCCGCCACTTTGGGCGGGGCGTTGGGGTCAGGCGGTGGGGCGGTGGCCGCTGGGGTGCTGTTGCGGGGCTGGCCCTGGCAGGTGAAGCGGGATTCCCAGTCTTCGTAGGTGACCCGCACCACGCATTCACCCTGGGGCTTGAAGCGGTACCCACTGGACATGAGCTGCCAGGAGTTGAGGTTGATCACCTGCCCTTGGGCGTCGGTCATCTGGAAGAGATAGATGACGCCTTTGTCGGCCATGTACAGGGTGCCGATGATGGAGATGCGGCGGTCACCGAAGGGGTGCGCTAGCTGAACAGGCGGGCTACCTGGCTGAAGGCCCACAGGCACGCCAGGAAGGAGGCTACCCGCAGGATCACCCGGCGCAGCAGCCACAGCCCCAGGCTGGCCAGTGCCTTGCAGCTGGTTCGGGTCACCCGTTTGAGCAGGGGCAGCGGCTGTTTCAGCAGGCGGAGCAACGCCGAAAGTAACTGGCCCCATCCATGCCGAAAAGCCAACGCAAGCGGCAATAAATACCAGTAGTAGCAGTAACTTAGGCGACCTGAAGAGGCTCTTGCCGGCTTTGGTGTCATGGTGCGCTCCCGTGGCGGTGGAGTCGTAGAGGGCGAAGGTCTGCTTCTTGATCCGCTTGTATTCGATGACGGTCCCTTCCATGGGCGGGCGGTTGATCTGGGCGTCGTGCTGGGCCTCTTTGTAGCGTCCGGGGATGCCGATGACGGCGAGGTTGGAATGCCGGTAGGCCATCTCGCTGGTCATGCGGATGTCGTCGCGGATGTAGGCGATGTTGGGTGTGGTGAGGACGATGTCCCAGTTGAAGTGGCGGTGCCGGGTCCAGGCGTCGAGCCAGCCCATGGGGCGGTCGGCCTCGGCGGCGGCTTCGGGGCCTCCGGGGAAGTCGAAGCGCTTGAGGTCGCTGTCGCGCCAGGACTTGGGAAACACCAGCTGGGTTTCGTCGAAGATGATGAAGGCGCCGCGCGGTGCCCACTGGAACCACGTGCGCATGCGCTCGAGGTCAGTGAGCGATTCGAGCGAGAGGTTGATGATTTCGCTGGTGTTGGGCAGGTCGGGGAAGACGGTGTAGGCGCGGTCCAGGGTGAAGCCGCGGATGTTGGTGATGATGACGCGCCCCTGCAGCAACGCGGGGATGGCGTCATCCTGAAGGGCGCCGGAGGTCTTGTAGGAGCCGTTGGGGCCGTGGTGGATTTTGATCGACATGGTCAGCGTCCTATGAAGGGCACGAACCGCATGACGAAGCGGGTGCTGAGGGCGGAAAACAGGATGTTGAGGGCCTGGGGGATGCCGAAGAACGAGAGGGCGCTGCTGATCTGCGGGGGCAGTGCGGAGAACGCGGAGCGGACAGCCGAGGACAGGCCCAGGCTCTGGATGATTTCCCGTGCGGCAACGAAGGCGATTTCCATGCACAGGGTGAGGCTGGAGAAGTAGCTGTAGATGGCGGCCTTGGTGGCGACCAGCAAGGCGTCCTTGAAGTAGTCGTAGATACCTTGGGCGAGGAAGTCCCAGGCGGCCTGGAAGAAGCCGATGATCGGGTCGAAGAAGCCGGCGATGGTGTCCATGGTCAATCCCTCAGAACGATGGTGGCGGCGATGACGCTGGCCACGAGCAGGAGGATCTGGCGCAGGTAGGCCAGTTCGGTGGCGTAGTCGGTGAGGCAGATGCTCAGGGTCTGGCCGAGGACGGTGAACCGCTCGCAGGGCAGCGAGCCGGCACCCTGGCCGAGGTTGACGTCGAAGACGCCCTTGAAGCTGTTCATCTGTTGCTTGAGCTTGTCGTTGAAGAGCTGGCGAGCCTGTTCGGCCTTGGCGGCCCACTCTTTGTTGGCGTTGTCGAAGCTGCCGGCCTTGGGTGGCTTGAGGCTGCTGCCCTTGTCCGGGTCTTTGCCGCCACCGGTTCCGCTGCCGGGGTCTTTGTCCTTGTCTTTGTCACCGTCGGTGCCGCCGTCCTGGCCGTCGCCGCCGGGGTCCTTGTCGCCACCCCCACCGACGCCGCCACCGCCGCTGGGGTCTTTGTCCTTGTCGCCCTCCTTGTCGCCGCCACCGTCGCCATCGGTGGGCGTCTTGACGCAGGTGGTGCCGGACCAGGACCAGCCTTTGGGGCAGCCGGGGTCGTTGGGGTCGGATGGGGGAGCGTCGGGGGTGTCGGCGGGGTTCAGCGGGTCGCCGGTTTCGGGCTGGGCCCAGTTCCAGCCGGAGCAGGGTTCTCCGGTGCCGGTGAGGATGTAGTTGCAGAAGCTGTCGACCTGGGAGCCCTTGACGAGGTAGCAGCTGGTGTAACGCGGGCGGCCAGTATCCTTGAGAGCGAAGGTGCAGCTATCTACGCAGGCGCTCGCCGGGGACTGGGACAGCGAGTAGGTGCGACCGTTGGAGACGACGATGCCGGCAATGCTGCCACGGGTGAGGATGTCGCCGGTTTCGGCTTTGCAGTCTTTGTCAGGAACGATGCACTCGCCGGTGTTGGGGTCGTAAAGCGTGCCGGGATCGCAGCCATCGCCGAAGCGGGTGAGCATGATGTAACGGTCGATCCAGTTACCCCAATAGAGCTCTTGATAACTGCACCGGACTAGCTTGGTAGCCGGCTCGATGGGGCCGTGCAGGGTGAAGCCACGGCGGTAGTCGGATGTACCGGCTGCGTTGCCGGTCAACGCCAGCTTGCACGCGGCCATGGGGCTGGGGGAGGCGATAGGCGCATCCGGTGTGCTTAAGCTCCAGATGTACTTGGCCTGAACACTCAGCGGAGCGAGCAAAGCCAGCACCGTGACGACCAGAACGTTGAGGCGGGCGAGGTTGAGGGGCATTGCCACGTCTCCACACAACAAAAAGCCCGGCCCTTTCCCAGCAGCCGGGCGGTTCTCAGTGGCCTAGAAAAACTCGCCGGTGCGGTAGCCCGTGATGAAGGCGCCCGCGACGAGGGTTCCCAGGAAGAGGGACCAGATCACCGGCTTACGCCTTGCGGAGCATGCCGAAGACCACGCCCGCGCAAGCCAGGACGGACAGCGCGATGGCGACGTAGCCGGCCACGGTGCCCGCGTCGGACTTGGCCGCTTCCATGGATGCCTTGATGGCGGCGGTGTCGATGATCGACTCACCGGCAGCGAAAGCCGGCACGGCGGTGACGGCGGAAACGGACAGGGCGATGCAGGTGTTGCGGAACAGGTTTTTCATGAGATGCCTCACTTTGCTTTGCGAAGGATCGACGCGATCCAGCCCACGGCCAGACCGGTCAGGAACACCCCGAGGGTGCCGGCGAAACCGATGCCGAACGCCTTCGGGGAGAACCCACCCGTAACGAGGATGTCGACGTAGCCGGCAGCCTCCGGGGGGATCAGGTAGGCCTGCCGCCATTCGGTCTGGACGCACAGCGAGCCCACCCAGCGGGTGCAGACTTGAACGGCGGCAAGCGACATGGGGGACCTCCTCAGGGGTGCATGTTTCCGAGGGCGATCGGCGCGTACTGCTCAACCGTGCTCAGCCCATCGACGTACCCGGCGAGGAAGCCGCCCGAGAAGCCCAACGCGGCGATGAACAGGTAACGCGCCATGCTCAGCCCCTCCCCTGCTCAGGTCAGGACTTGGCCGGCTCAGCAGCCGGGGCGGTCGGTTGGGGTTGATTGCGGGTGTTGCCGCTGGGGGCAACCGGGCGCGGTTTGACCGCTTCGATGTGCAACGCCAGATTCTTGCCCTTGTTCTGGCCGCCCCGGTCCACCTCGAAGGTGATGCGGACCATCTCCAGCGGCTGGAACTGAGCCCCAGCGGCGAAGACTTCATCGGCGTAGTCGTCAGCCACCGCCATGCCGATGATCGAGAGCCCGTGCTCGGTCTTGCCGTCCGGCTCATCGCCGTAGAAGACCTTCACGTACTTCGCTCCCTCCATCTCGGTTTTCTGAGTGCCCAGGAATGCAACTTCCATGATCGAACGTGCCATTTGAGTGACCTCACTTGAGTGCGCGTTAGTGCGCGGTTTGCCTTTCAGCAGGCCGAGCGATCCCACACGGGCGAACTTTCGTTTTCGCCCGAGTGCGTGGTCGGTCTGCTGGGGTTTGAATCGCGGCCTATGCGTGGCCGGTTACTCGGTTAACACCAAGGGCGCTGCCCTTGTCATCCCGCTCTTGCCGCCGAGGGCTCGGGAGCAGGGAGGGAAGAGCGTTCTCCCTACTCCCGCGCTGAGGCTTTCAGGGGGGAGGACGGTCAAGGGTTCGCTGCGCCCGGCGCTCCGTTTGACCGAACGGTGAAACGTGTTCGGACAAGCCGGTGCGGCGGCCCTGGACCGGGGCGGGTTCGGTGTGGGGGTTCGGCCGGGGCCAGAAGCCAAGGGCCTTGGCGAACCGGAGCGACAGCACCACGAACAGAACCGCGAAGGCGGCGATGAACAGAGCGTCACCCATGGCTCAGGCCTCCAGGACCAGACCGAACGGGTCGGCAGGCCGGGAGGAACTGGCGAGCTGTTCGATGACGTGACGCCCCCACTGCTCGGCCATCGCATCGGCAATGCCCTGATAGGTGCGGCTACGGTTCTTCCAGCGGTCGGGGCCTGGCCCCATGTAATGCACCACAGGCGCCCGCCCCTCGACGATGTCGGTAGGCACCAGCTTCGGCAGGTTCTCCAGCCAGAAGTGGGTTTCCTTGCGTTCGCCGTGGCCGAACATCCAGGGTTGAACGATCTGGTCCGGCTTTCGGATATGGCTCGAAATCACCGACTTGGGGTTCTCCAGGGCCTTGAAGCGAACCGGGGCAGCCATCAGAGCACGAACGAAGTCGAGCGCCCTGCCCTGGCGGCCATCGGCGATCTTGGCGGCGAAGTGACGAGCACCGGAAACCGCCAGATCAGTGCAGGGCGGATGCGCGATCAGCAGATCCCAGCCCCAGTCGAGAACCTCCAGAACATCACCCTGGATGTGCTCGCCCTCGGTTTCCGATGGCAGCAGGTCACAACTCACGGCGTAGAAGCCGATGCGAGTCAGTGCATCACGCACGCGGCCAGAGAATTCGCAGGCCACCAGGGCGGTGGGTTGATGCCTAGACATGGCTCAGTCTCCGAAGGGTTCGTGAATGGGCACGAAAGGGGTGGGCGGCCCGCTGTCGAAGACAACGTTCCAGTACTTCGGGGCGCGGCGCGCGGGCCTGTGTTTCTCGCAGAACGAGGCCGGCTGGCAGACCCATTTCCCATCGACCCTGGACATCTGCGCGGGGCGGCAGTGGTCGCATGCCGTGGACCGGGAGGCTGCGGGGGCGACCGGGGCGGCGCGGGACCAGCAGACAGAGCAGGCGCAGCCCACGGGGTGCGGTTTGTGCAGGTAGCGGTGCATCCCCATCGGCGACACCCTCACGGCAGAAACTGTGCTCCAGGCGGACCACCACCTCGGCATTCAGCGAACGCCGAGAGGCACTGGCCGCCCGTTCGATGCGAGCCCGGAGCAGCTCAGGCAGGCGCAGGGCGAATTCAGCGTCGGCGCGGCTCATAGGTCGTCCTTGTCCAGCATCTGCTGGACCAGTAGCGCCACGTTGACCATCACGTACTTGCCGACCTTGTGAGACGGCAGGTAGCCGTTGCGAATCCAGCCCCACACCACATCGTGGTCGTCACCCATCCGAATCCAGTCGGCGAACTGGCGCCACGGCATCAGCGGCGGCGGGGTCAAATAGTGTTCACGGTCCATGACCTAGCGATCCTTCACAGAGGGTGAGCGGGTGCCCCGGTACAGGGCGTTATCCACAAGCGCGGAGAGGCGGGAGGCCTGTGCGGCATCGAGGTGACCGGCCACGCGGAACAGCAACAGCAGTTGGCGGAACCTCAGCGCAGCCGCGAAGGCGTCGCGGTGCGGGGCGTAGCGGATGACGCGGAGCAAGCCACACAGCAGCGCGGCAAGCGTCGGGTTGGCGTGAGCCGGCGAGACAGAGGGAGCGCGGGGAACGCAGGGTAGTTGGTTGATTCCTTCCAC